AACTGTCTGAATTTACGTTTTCCATAGCGTCAGACCAATGGCTTATTAAATATTGTAAAGACATGGCGTTCCTTTCGTCTTCCGACTTAGAATATACTTGGGGGTTACCGTATTCGTCGAAATTAAACAACATAAAACCGCCACAAGACCACTCACTCAACTGATCCAATAAGATATCCGGAATTCTATTTTCTTTATTGCCAATCATAAAGATAATTACACTATTTTAAATACTTACCTCAAATTTCTCCAAAATATACCCTCTCGAAAGGGAGGCTAAATCTTCTTCTGTGATTTCCAAAAATTTAAAATTATTGTTTTCGAGCCACACCCTCTTATGGTAGTCTCTTTTAATCGACTTTAGATAATTAGCTCGCGAGTTACCGTGAAAAAACTTGTTAAATGACTCGTGTTGAGCACCTTGCACTTCTACGGCGATTCTTTTGGTCATGTTTATCATATCTACTTTCATCCGTGTCCCGTAAACCGGAAATTCTTCGTAGCATATATGGCTAATCCAATAAGGTTTGAAAAATTGCTTAACTTCAAATTGAATATTTGAGCGACATTCTTTTTCCCACTCGATTCGATATTTATTAACGCTTTTGTATGCAAGTTTTCCTGCTATGTTATAAAGCTTCACTTAGAGATTTGTAAGACTTTTCTAAATTTGTTAAAAAGGAAATCACATATTTCCACATTATCTTCCAAATATTTACGAAAATTATCTTCGCCATGATGTTTAGCCGTCATATCTAGCCCAGCCTCCTTTAGTTCGTTCACTAAAGAATCTCCCACAGTAATCCAAGAGCCGCTAGATTTTGCCATCTCCCACTGCAAAAGCATTCCGATAACTTCGTATTCTGTCCAGATGCTCCTGCCTCCAACGCGACCATATTTAATTGGATACTCAACCATTTTTCCGGTTTTCTCATTGGCGGATTTTCTGAAGATGACCTTACAGTTGTGACCTTCTGGCTCGTCAGATTTAGGCGGTATCATGTCTTTTTGGTAACGGGGCTGAAACTCCAAGATCCAGTCAGAATAGTGAAGCAACGCGTTTCCTCCAGAAGCGTTTGTTATTTTGGGGTCAGCTGTTTGGTACCCAATGGTAACTTTGCTTCTAACCTGAGAAATCATGAAACATATATGACCCTTCGTTGAAAGCCCTAGCGCCATTTTCTTTAAAAAATTAGAACTCAAAAGAGAGCCTCCCGCCACCTTGTCTGCCTCATCAAAAGAACGCTCTAAATCTTCTCTTCTGACCATTGCGTCCATTGAATCTATTATAAAAAAATATTTACAGTCGGTGGGGTTTCCCGTAATCAAGTCCTTCATTAACTGCAAAATACTCTCAAAAATATTACTTTTATAAATAAACCATTTCTCTTCAGAAGTATCCATCCCTGACCGTTCTATCATTTCGGGAGATAGTCGTCCTTCGGACTTAATGTAGATAACCATCCCGTTATCTACTGTTTTTTGGAAATTTCTACCAAAAGAAAGAGCACAGGAGGTTTTTCCTCCCTCCACAACCCCTGACGCCCTAATTATAGAGGGACGAATGCCTCCCCCCATCTCGATGTCTAATAACAAACTTCCACTGGACACTACATAAGTAGGAGTTTTGTCAAAATTAAAATGCTCATCTTTATGTTCCTTGAGATAGCTCTTTATTTGGTCAAGCGGATTTAGCGTTTCATTTATTTTCTTTTTGGCTGCCATATTTTAGGAAATCTTCAATTGTTGTGGTTTTTTGTAATATTATTCTATCATCACCGAATTTGGTGTCTGATACATTATGGAGCTTGCGGGGACGCAAGTCAAGAGAAAACTTGGCGTACTCAAGCTTGAGATACGCCCATCCCTGCTTGGAGGTGTACCAAGCGAGAGTTTCTGTACTAAACTTGGGAGGTAAGGAGCGCCAAAAAATTTCCAAGGGGTATTTCTCAATGAGCCTTTTAGTGAATACTACCTCACGGGGGGCAGCGATTGAGTCTTTCCATACCGCTTGCGGGTTTTTTAAAAATTTATTTATTATAAAAACATTTAGTGTTTCCTCGGGCTTCTTGCGTCCTTTTCTTAAGCAGCCCGGAGAACAAAACTTTTTTTTATAAGGCGAGAGAAACGGTTTGTGACAATGTTCACATTTAAATCTTTTCGGCTTCCCCATCGCCTTCTACTCTATTGTGTATGGGGTGAACAGTCAAGAAGAAAATACCCACCCGTTTATTTGGTCCAATGGTGTTTGTAAATTGAGTTTTTGCACAGGTGGTTTGTTTGATTTGGGAGAGAGTTGCCCGTTAAACATGATTTTTTCAAGCTTGCGAATTTGTTTTGCGCGTTCTTTTGTCGGTCGTCCTTTTCCCATATTAAATGTATATTCCGCTAAAAAAAGGGGGGGGAGATCCAATTTAAATTCTTCGGCATGAATTTCTCGATGACAAGTAGCGCAAACTAAGATACATTTGTCGAGCTCCTTTAAAAAACTAGGGGGAAGAATAACGTTGTAGTCTTTGTCAAAAAAGTTTGTTATCTGTCCGCCCACCAACATTCTGGCAAAATCTATTTCTTTTTCATTCTTGTTTTTGTGGTGGAAATCCATGGCTTTTGGGTTTTTGTTGTAACCACATCGGGAACATTCGCCCCCCTTGTATTTTATCATGGTTTTGCGGACTAGCTCAATCCTGAGTTTCTTTATTATAGCATCTCTTTTTATTTGTTTGTGGGTTGTTTCTGCATTCAGCGCCCGGGTTATTGTGGCTACATTCACGTCAAATTTTTCCGCCAGTTCTTTTCTAGAAAGTTTAGTGGGGTCTTGTTTTTGACCCACGACTCCGTGCCCTTTCTTTAATGGTGTGAAGGTGTTTCTTATCTCTTCTTTTTCTTCTTTTGTTAGTATTTCTGGGCGTCCATGAGCGAGAGGCTGCCTAGACCATTTTCTTTCAGTATCTTTTTTATTTCCGCGAAACATATTTAATTTAATTAGTATTTTCGAAAAATCCCGAAGGAGGAAGTTCAGGGGGAAAAAGTCCGTTTTTTTTCAATTTCGAGGTCATTATTTACCATTCTTTTTACCAAATCTTCAAAAGAAAACTTTGGGTTCCATCCTAGTTCCTCCCTGATGGGGGTTGAGTCTCCATGAAGGATAGCAACGTCCGCGGGACGATAAAAATCTTCATTAATCTCCGCTAAAATTTTATTTTCTTGATTAATTCTAAATTTTTCATCAAGGCCTTCACCGCTCCAGAGTCCAACTATCCCCGCCTCTTGAAAAGCTAAGGATACAAATTCCTTAACAGTATGCGTTTCGTCGCTTGATAAAATATACTCTTTGGGTTCGTCTTGTTTAAGCATAAGCCACACCCCGGCCACAAAGTCTTCGGAATCAGACCAATCTCGCTTAGCTTCAATATCTCCAAGTTGAAGGGGCTCAAAACCCCTTCCTTGATCTATCGCAACCTTAATTCGAGCAACCGCTTTGGTTATCTTGCGGGTGACAAACTCTTCCCCTCGCCTAATTCCTTCGTGATTGAATAAAATACCATGAACTGCAAAAATATCATATGATTCACGATAAACTTTAGTCATGAACCTAGCCGCCACTTTCGACACTCCGTAAGGGCTTCGTGGCTTGGGTGGGTGCGCTTTATCTTGCGGACTGTAATCAACGTCCCCCATTTCTTCAGAGCTTCCTGCGCTGTAGAATCTACATTTAGGCTGAAATCTTCTAATGGCTTCCAAGCACCTCAAAGTTCCCAACGCGTTAGTATCCATAACGTGTTCGGGCATATCCCAACTGCACCCAACAAAGGAATTGGCGGCAAAATTGATAAAGTAATCCGGTTGAATTTCCTGCACAAGCCTGTCCAAAGAACCTCCATCTGTCAGATCAGCGTAAACTAACTGAAATCTTTCGTTATCCATAAAAGAAGAACAATTTGAAAGATTGATATTGGCCGAACGTCGCGTCATCCCATAGATAATGTAGTTGGTTTCCTTTAAAAGATAGTCTACCATATTGGGACCATCCTGTCCGGTAACGCCTGTGACGAGTACTTTTTTATTCATTTCAATATTGCAAGTTTATTATGGGGGTCTTTTTTGTAATCTCTAATTAACTCTTTTATGAAAGGAACTATATCAGAGGGAATTTTATCCAATTCAAAGAAATCAACATCCAAACTTTCGTCACTTTTTTTAATTTCAAAGGAAAGGGGAGACGCCAATAGATAAATGTCCACAATCTGTTTCGGAGCTCCGTCCCCAACAAAATTTCTTATCGAGCCGTATTGGGGGTCGGAATAGATGGCGAAAACTCTTTCTACTTTGATGTCAACATTCGTTTCTTCCTTGGTCTCTCTTATGGCTGTTTGGCTTATGTTTTCTCCCGGTTCGATCCTTCCTCCGGGACAACCCCAAAGTGAACAATCCCGTCTTTTCTCAAGAAGGATTTTATTCTCGTGGACAACAAGAACCCCTATTCCAACGCGTACCTCCACAAGAATATTTGGAGGGACTTCGTTTAAAAATAAAAGTTTGCTATCCATTATTAACCCTGTACCAATCATAGGTTAAATTTAAGCCTTCGTCTAAAGAATGCTTATGTGTCCATCCAAGTTTATTGATTCGTGAATTGTCACCTACTCGGCGTAAGACGCCGTCGGGCTTGTCTGTTTGGAAGGTTGTATCTCCTTCATAACCAACGACTTGCGCGATTTTTTTTGCCAAATCTTCTATGGAACATTCTTCGCCCGTGCCTACGTTAAGATGAGTAGCTCCGTCTGTGTAAATGTCGTCTGCTGTTATGTTTTCAATTGCAAATGCACATGCATCAGCCAAGTCGTCTACATATTGGAACTCCCTTTTAGCTTTCCCTGTCCCCCATACCTCCACCGTAGGAAGGTTGTCTCGTTTTGCTT